ATCGTTCGTTGAATATAAATTATGAAAAGATGGCGAAAGATGGTCTGTGTAAAAAGCTATCAGAGAAAGAGTCCAGAGAAAAGGTTGAAAGAGCTAAAAAACTGACCGAGCAAGCCTATGATAATGCAAATAAGCGGGGCTACCAGGATGCTGGCTCCGACAAGCTAGACATCAGTAAACCCCAAAAACAACAATAACAATGGCTTACGATTTTTCTGAGAACATTCAGCGAGGTATCCTATACCTTCTGAAGTCCAACAAGGACTTCTACCTTCAGATTGTGAATCTGGTTCAGCCAGAGCACTTCGAGTTCCCCAGCCACGCAAAGATCTTTGAGCGTGTCCGCAGCTACTACGAGAAGTATGGCAAGCTTCCTACCGATGATTTCATTGTGCAGGACATCAAGCCTACCCTTACTACTCGTGAGTCTGTTTCGGATTACGAGGACGAGCTTTCCTACATCAACAATGTGGATACCTCCACGGTTGGTAACACGGACTACATGCTCGACCTTGTGGAGAACTTCGCAAAGAAGGAGGCCATGAAGGCTGCTATCGCTGATAGTATCTCTCTCATCAAGGAAAATCGTATGGATGAGGTTGAGGCTCTCGTCAAGAAAGCTCTCCTCATCAACCGTGATGTGGACACAGGCCAAGATTACTTCGCAGATGTAATGGGTCGTTGGGATCGCATCTTTAATAAAAAGCAAGAGGAAAAGTACAAGACCTTCCTCCCTGGAATCAACAAGTCCCTAGAAGGTGGTTTGGGGTCCAAGGAATTGGCGATGGTTGTTGCCCCTCCTGGGGTCGGCAAGTCTTTGTTCCTGGTGAACCAAGGAGTGCATTCGATGATCGAGGGACGGAAGGTTTTGTATATCTCTCTTGAGATGAGTGAGGATAAGATCGCGCAGCGTTTCGATTCCGTTATGACTCTCATGCCCCAATTCAAACTCAAGGATCCAGCCAACCAGCTTACCGTCAAGGAGCGTCTAGAGATGTTCAAGAAGGAGTTCCCTGGCAGTGAACTGGTCATCAAAGAGTTTCCCACGGGGCAAGCTTCTATCAACACGATCAGAAACCTACTGGTTCAGCTAAAGAACTACGAAGAGTTCGAGCCTGACCTTCTGATCGTGGACTACCTTGAGCTTCTCCGTCCCACCAGGGAGATTCAGCAGGAGTATCAAGCCCAGCAGAAGGTTGCTGAGGAGCTTCGAGGTGTATCCATGGAGCACAACTTCCTAGTGTGGACTGCAACGCAGACCAACAGGCAGGGCAGGATGGTGAAGATCATCACTGACGCTGAGCTAGGAGACTCCTATGGTAAGATCAGGACATGCGACTTTGCTATGTCTCTGAACCAGTCCGAGGAGGAGTTTGATGAAGGCAGGATGAGAGGCTATGTCATCAAATCTCGGAATGGTCGGCCACGGTTCACGGTCCCCATGGAAGTGGATTATGGCACTCTTCGAATGTCCGAAGGGGACGAAGTGTTTACAGGAGAATGATATGACACAAAAGCCCGTTCATCCCATGGAGATCTTTACTGGATCCAAGACCTTCATGATTGAACAGAAGTCCTTGGCAAAGGACCAACTTCACGGTGATGTTGATTTTGCTAAATGTATTTTGCGAATCGACCCCAACCAATCTATAGAGGATTATAAGAATACTCTACTGCATGAGATTCTACACATCGGCTACGATATGTTCGGGCTGGGAAGCGATGATGATATGCCTACCATCCAGAATGAGTTCCTTACGCTGGTGACTGGCAATATGCTTAGGTTATTCACGAATCTAAACCCAGAACTGTTTGAGTATATCTTCGAGCGCCCTAAATAAATAGGGTGCTATTATGAAAGACTTAGAACTAAGAGATATCCTAGACAGAAGAAGATATCCGCTGACAAAGCTCTCTGTGTATGTAAACGGTAAGTGGCAATTTGCTTCTATTGAAGGGGCAAGCTTCATCTCAGACGATAATCAAAACATTTACAGAGGAAGAACAAAGTTCGCTTTGATTCCTAACAATGTCAATGATCCAAAAAGTGGAGAGTTGTTTGGTGAGCCTGGGGACTACATCGGCATAGACAGCCAAGGTGAGTTGAGTTTACTTACAGCCGAGCAGTATAAGCAACGCTTCCCCAGAAGGATTAACCCACAGACTCCTGCGGATACTTCTAGAAAACTCAAGGACCCAAATTATATTACAGAAATCGTGAGAGGATCCACACCAGCGCCCTCTAATACTAGGCCAACAACACCTACTTACACCGCGCCATCAACTGGAGGTTCCACAGGGGGATCTTCTGGCGGCTCCTCAGGAGGAGGAACAGGCGGTGGAGGTGGTGGTTACTAAAACTACTATGGAAGACCTTACTGTACTACTAGAAGATTTCACTTGGGAAAACTACAAGGACATCAGCGATGCTGTTGTCAAGTTTGACGAGTACAACATCGACAATGAGATGTTCCGTCAGGCATCAGTTTACTCGTACTATTATGGACTGATGGGTGCTGCAAAAAAGCGCATGAACGATCTCGACACGGAGCTTGTACGGCTTTCGTCCACGCTTCGTCGGGACTACAAGGCTGGATCTACCACCAAGCTTACGGCTAAGGATCTTGATGATCTAGTCTTCGCGGATTTCAGCTACCAACGGGCAGTGTCGGAAGTTAACGATGCTACCTTCAAATACGAACTACTCAAGGGCCTCGTTCGCGCTCTTGAGCAGAAAAAGGACATGCTCCAACAGGTCTCTGCAAATAAGCGAGAAGAGACTAAACTTTACAAGTGACCTCACTATCATACTATACTAACTAAGGAGAACTACTACTATGGCTATTGATCTAGACGCACTACGCAAAAAACACGAACAACTCAACAACCCTGGCGGTGCGAGCAACAACAACTCGGACTTCCTCAACAAGTTCTATCAAATCCCTGAGGGGACCAACTCTGTCCGCATCCTGCCTTGGCGTGATGACGACAAGGAGTTCTACGCGGAGACCAAGATCCACCGCGTCCCTGGCCCTGACGGCACGGTCAGGAACATTCACTGCCGCAAGGTCCACGGGGAGAACTGCCCCATGTGTGACCTTTACTACGCCCTTTGGAAAACGGGGCGCAAGGAGGACGAGGATCTTGCTCGCCAGATCAAGCCCCGTGCTCGTTACTACATGAACATCATGGATCGTGAGTCTGGTGACATCAAGATTCTATCCGTGGGTGTCATCCTGTTCAAGAAGATCATCGGTGCTATGCTCGATGAGGACTTTGGTGACATCACTGATGTTGAGTCTGGTCACGACTTCAAGATCGTGAAAGAAATGGAAGGACAATGGCCTAAGTACGATCAGTCCGCACCTCGGCCCAAGTCCTCGCCTCTAGGTTCGAAAGCTGAGGTTGCCGCCAGTATGGAAAGCCTCCATGAGATCCACGATCTCGTCAAGCTTGAGGACTATGAAGAGGTCAAGCAAGCAGCCCAAGCACTCAGTGGTGTTTCGGCTCCCCAAGGTAACACCAAGCAGTCCGCAGAAGTGTCGGACGGTGATTACCTCTCAAAACTTCAAAGTTGATAATTATGAGAAGTATTCTTAATCTTGCTATCGTTGCATTCCTTGGTCTAGGTGTTGCCTCTTGTGCCGCTCTGGAATCTTTCTTCGGAGAGGGCGCAGTAGTCACCACCGCCGACCAACTAGCAGAGGGCGAAGAAGCCCCTGTCATCCCTTGGCAACAGCTTCCTGAGGAGCTTAAAGCTCAAATACCTGAGGGCACTGAAGTAGTCATGGCTAACAAGGCTCAACTTGTTTCTGACGCTGCCTACATCCCCCTCGGAGGCGAGCTTGATGGTGAGTCCATCGGCGGAATCATCGACGCAGGATTCGGAATCGCAAGTACCTTCCTTCCTGGCCTCGCTGCCTGGGAAGGTGTTGTGACCCTCTTCTCTCAGCGCAAGCGGAAGAATTATGCCAAAGCCATCAAGGCTGTTGTTCCATCCGATAAGAACATCGATCTAGCTGGTGCAGTCACTGGAGTCGCTGCTGCCCTCGGTATGTCTCACACCTCTGAGGGATCTAAGGCTGCTGCTGATGACGATGACGCTGCTGTTGCTGCAACTGAAGCTGTAGCCGCAAAAGCTGCTGAAAAAGCCTGATCTCTTCTCTGACTCTGGCTATAATAGGAGGACATCCATCGCGGGTGTCCTCCATTTTTTTATCATGAAAGAGAAACTAAAAATCCTAGCAGTCCCAGCAAACGAAGGAGGCTGTGCTTACTATAGAATTATCTCCCCAATCAGAAAGCTGGAAGAGCTTTACGGAGACCATGTGCAAGTTAGATGGAATAAAAATCCTTTAGGGATTGATGAGAAGACTGGTGAATGGCACGAGCATCGG